CCGTATAGCGGACCGCGACGCTACTGCAATTCCCCATACAACTAGGGAAAACAGTTAATGCCGGTCATGCCGCCCCTTGTGACCGGCAAAAAGAACCCCGCTTCAATGCGAAGCGGGGTTTCTGTGTCGGCAAGTTCACTCGACTAGTCCAAATTGGCGGATTGAAACAATTTTATTGCCACAAGGTGAAATTCACCCTTGCAGGAAATATCCTGCCAGTGTAGTTCATCCGCTAGCCAGCAAGTCGGAGCGTAGCGCAGCCTGGTAGCGCATCTGGTTTGGGACCAGAGGGTCGCAGGTTCGAATCCTGCCGCTCCGACCATTTCCCCAAATATAATCTTTCCTGATCAAAGCGAATGTCCGGAAGTGCCGGATAGCGGTGACAAATATTTCCTGAAAACATCTCAAAGAACAGTCGGCCTTTACAAGCCAATGTCGCAGCTTGTAATGAGATGGGACTTGTCCTTAATTTTTTGCGGAAATTGAGATGTCAGCGCGCATTTACAAACCAGCCAAAACTGCAATGCAGTCCGGAAAAGCAAAAACGGATCGCTGGATTCTGGAATTTGAACCGGAAACGCCGCGAGAAATCGACCCATTGATGGGTTACACGTCATCGTCCGACATGAAATCGCAAATCAGGCTTGAATTCGATTCCCTGGAAGCTGCGCAAACATACGCAGCCAGAAACGGAATCGCAGCAGCTGTACAACAACCGCAGAAAGCCAAACGCCGGGTCATGTCCTACGCCGAGAATTTCAGTTCAAACCGGTCTTTGCCCTGGACCCATTGACGCCACTATGGCGCTTTCCGGTTGCAAGAATCCTTCTTTCAGTTATAGACGTGCTATTGGGGTCCCGTAGCTCAGCTGGATAGAGCAACTGACTTCTAATCAGTAGGTCGGGGGTTCGAATCCTCCCGGGATCGCCAATAAAACTAGTGAAATCAATGAGTTGTGAAAGGTGCATTTTTGCCCTCTCACCTCTATTTGCTAACGTTAGCAGGTTCCTGTTGTGTTTTTGAGGCGTTCTTCAGCGTTTTTTGTCCATACATTAACCGTTGAAAGCGCCAAAAAACTGCTTACCCGCTGGGCATGAGCCAGCCGCCACCCGAGGCTATATCTGAATTTCCATATGCGATGGACGTCCAGCGGTGACAGCGTCCACCCTTTGGATATTCGAACGTATCTCAAATACTGTCGGTGGGCTTGGTTATACGAACGGCCAGTTAATGCAGAAATTTCGTTGCAGATATGTAGATGCTCATTTTGAAGGCGCAGCAATTCATTGTTGTTTGTCATGACTTCTCCCTACATCGTTGCGATACTCACCGCCGACCGGCTCCTGAAACAGGCGACTGTGATCCAGAGCAAGCAGCTTTTCGCGGGAGCCTTCTGCCAGGGTGTACCCCTGCCCCCAAATGGTTTGGATAACAACGCCAAAAGGCGCCAGCTTTTTACGTACCTTGCACACGAAAACATCGATGATTTTCAATTCGGTTTCCGGCTCCTGCAGGTACAGCAGCCTGTGAAGTGCCTCTCGGTGCACCCGGCTACGTTTGAGCAATACCCGGCAGATTTCTTCCTCCTTAGCCGTCAACATTAATTCCGGTGCAGCCATCCACTCATCGTGCACGTTCTCTGATCGCAGGATTGCGATGGTTTCTCGCAGCTCTTCATTTTCGCGCTCAAGCACGTCTATCCTAGCCTGCATGTCCATGTCGTTCCTTCCAGATATCTCGAACGTCGCTGCCCAGTAGCGCCGTGATGCACTCCCAGTTTCGCTTACCGCTCTCAGCTGATAGTTTCTTCCCCAGATGGGATATATGATTACCTCTGCGTCGCACGGCCGTTTGAATGTCAGCGTCGGCTTCCCTGTTCATGAAATCGGGGTGCTTGGACACCAATACTCGAATGGCTTTGATGACGACTGACGGCACTGGTGTGAGCTTTCCATATGCCACAATCTCACAGACCCGGCGTAATGCAGCTGGACCAGCAGAAGTATAGATCTGCATAAGCGATTGAACAGCTACCGTATCGCCTGGCTCATAGACCAGCTTGGGTGACTTCAAGATTTTCAAACCAGCCTCGGTGGCGATACGTTGCACCGCTATTGCATCTTCATTGCCTGCAGCAACACGCGCATGAAATAGCTGCGGTGGTGTGATGGCGATGCGGTCAGCGTTATGGCGCACGAAAGCTTCTGCCCGCTCGGAAAAAGCACCAGCCTTCACCACCAACACGGGAATGGAATTGATGTGTGGATGCGTAGCTGCAGCGATCGCGGTATGCTGTCCGTCAATGACCTCGTAACCGTTCTCATGCTCGACAACAATTGGCGGCTTCATCCGATTCCAGTTCCAGTCGCGCACGACTTTGCGGATCAAGGATATTGAGCGTTTGGAAAGGCCGCGCTGGTACTTCTCATCGACAAATAGTGTCGTCGGCCGCATCCACTCAAACCGTGGCAGTTCACCAAGATCCTGACTGTGATTGATGGACGGCAGCCGCAGCGGCCGTATCAGGCGAAGTTCTCCTGTCATTCGGTGCTACTCGTATTCTCGGGCTTGATGATGTTGATGTAGTCAGTCATCACGTATCCTTTCGCTTCCGTAGAAGTATTTTTTCAGGTGACTTTCTTTCAACGCTGTGACAATCGCTTCCTGTTCTTCAAGGCCGTACTCCCAAGCCGGGATTTTATTGTCCTGCCCGCTTACAATTCCCATCACTCTGCCTGATCCTGTCAGCGCCAATGAAAAGGATGAAACCTTTCTTGGTATCAGCCACATAACAATCAAAGATTGCGCGTCTTCATCCCATTCGATTGTAGCCTTGCCGGGGTAAGGAACTCCAGCCAGGTTCATTAGGTTGTCCAGATAGCTGAACATATATGGATTAGGGCTGCTCACTCACTTCCTCCCTTGTTAATGGGGCGGGTCCGAGGGTTCTATTCCTGTGCCGTCTAAGGTCTGCCAAACGATGCTGAAGTTCCGCTGTACGTTTCTTGCTTTCAGCGATGAACTTCTCGCTTTCAACTTTTCTTTTTTGGTACTCCTTGCGCCGCAAACGGAGATTTTCTTCTAGTTCTTTCATCTGTTGCCTGTACCAGATGGAGCATCCCCCAATAACCAGAACAGGCATGAACAAGATGAACAGGACAGCAATACTCAATAGTGCATCACTCACACTCACTCTCTCCCTTGTTCGTGGGGTGGATGATCAAAATGGGATATCATCATTCACCATTTTAAAGTGTTTGACTGCTGGAGCCTTTGAAACGACAGCAGCCGTTGCCTTCATGACGTAAAAAATCTGATCAGGGTTACATCTGCTCAGCCTTTCTGCCTCCCGAACTGCTTCAGCTTTATTCGAATGCCTGTATCTGCTGGCCGGGCTATCGTCTCTCCAGACCTTCCAGAAAATAAGAAGTTCCTCTTTCATCCTTCACTCTCCTGTATGTGTGGTGGGGGGCTGTTCCCATGCCGCTGGAAATTCTCGATGCAGCACGCCGTCAAGATGCGCACCAGCCGCTTTCTTGCCTACGCGTTTCATCACCCAACCTTGATGATCTATGCACCCATGATCCTCGTCGCAGTAGTATCCACATTCCTTGCGACCCTGTACGATTTCAAGGACTGGCTTTTTCTCCTTCCCGGCCCATAAGCCGTATTCGTCCAGTTCTTCACGTACGACAGGAGCCCACTCTCCCCATTGCTTGAAGAAGAAAGGAACTTCTGCGTCCTTGCATTGGTCGCGCAGCGATAGAGCCCATTTGGGATGCATCAGCCTCGCGCCGGGTCCGCTCTCGCCACCGGTGATTACCCAATCAAGACCTTTTCGACACCGTTCGTCGTGATGGTGATGGAGAACTCTTGGATCGGTTTCATGCAGAATGCCGTGAATGACGTGTCCAGCACGCCCCTGATGTTGGTGTCTGCCGTCGCAACCTCGTTGACCTCCTATCCAGAGCGTGCCACCGATTGACTTTTCTAAGTCGACCGGGCCAAGCAATGGTTCGCAAGATAAAAATAAGACAACAGCGTCAATTTTCAGCAGTTCTGGAATGCGCCGGTCTGCCTCAATCTGATTTTCAACTGTCGTGCCAAGCCAGACATTCGGATATCCATCACCCCAATCAGCCGGGAGATACCGCTTGATGTTTTGCGGACGTTTGGTGAGCAGGAGGAAATCAAGGTTCTTACACTCTCGAATGGTGCGCCACATACCATCACGCCATTCCTGCTGGATGCTTTTGTGGTTGTCGAATACATCGGCCAATGAAGCAACGAACACGCGCTCACGTTGCCCGGTTCCTTCAAGGCGCTTGTTCCACTTGATTGGATTGCCTTGCGTCTTTGTTCGCTGACGATCTGCATGCGGCCCCCAAACATCACGCCCAACACGCTTTGACCAGTCTTCCGCATAACAGTGGTCACATGCCGGTGAAATCTTGGTACAGCCTACCCATGGATTCCATGTGTGGTGTGTCCATTCAATGCCGCTATTTTCAGCCATCTATTTTCTCCATCAAAATGGTATCCCGTCGTCTTCGCACTGGACATGAGGCTTTTGTTTTTTCAGCTTGCATTCGACAATTTCGGGTTCTTTTGTCCGGAATGCACAAATTGAAGCCAGCACATAGAAGTTTTCGCCCGGGAAGATTCGAGCAAGGCGATGAGCTTCATTGACTGCAGCCCTTTTGCTGTGATGGCGGAAGCTTGTGGATTGCGCAGACTCGCGTAGCACCATCCAGATTCGGGAAATCTCCGGTTTCTTCATTACTCTTCCTCGCGACGTGTCTCGTCAGGCGCGTCGTTCATTTCGTAGCGGTGCGCTTGGGCAGGAGCGGCATGGAACACACTGACCGCCTCAAACACGTAGCAATTCACACCTGGCTTATTTGCAGAAATGCTTTGCGCGTGCTGTTCTGCCTCTTGCAAGCTCATGAACGATGGAGGCTTTTCGTTCCATTTGCCGGTTACAACGACCCAGTGTCGCCACGTTCTGGGATGAGGGACTTTGCCTGTCTTGATATCATCCAATGTCACCATGTGCGTACTCAGCCTCCCGGTATGAAACACGCCTCTGATGCGCGGACGTGCTTCGGTTGCGGATAATCGGCCAGCCCAAGCGATTTGAGCCGGCCCACATAATTGTTGAAACCACCCCCGGTTGGCTCGTAGCCGCTGGCCTGCGCCAATTCCTCTTTTGTCATTTCGCTTGGATAAGCATCCATCAGCACTTTCAGGATCCGGCCGACGGATGCCGGCACCAATGTCATGATGCGTTGCTCGAGCTCGTCTTGGGTAAGCACGTCCTCTACGGTCGCAGTCTCCCTGCCCATATCGGTCAGTGCCACCACGCCGGGCTGTGGGTAGTCGACATAGCCGCCGCTGCGCAGCTTCCCGACCAGATTATTGAACCCGCCCCCCTTATGGCTATAGCCAGCAAAGAATGCGACCGGCACCTTGGAGGGCTGATCGATGCCAAGCACTTCCAGCTGCCGAACGGCGTTCAGTACCTTCATCTGCGAGTTGGATAGTTCTCCACTGTCACTTACGATGGGCTTTGACGCTGGTTTTGTTGGTGAAACGGTATCAGCTAGCTGCAGATCGGAGGTTGCCTTCACCAGGGTACGGGTGGGCGCTACGCCTTTTTCTTCCGCAAGTTTGGCTTTGAATTCGGCCAGCATCTGTGTGGTGGCGTTACTGGCGATCACCTCCATGGCCGTAACCGCTTTATCCCGGCCGCTTTTGAACCCCGCATCCCATGCTCGCTCGATCTTTGCGTTCAAGGCATCAGGGCTAAGCGATGGGTTGTTTTTCTGCACCCGCGTCAATTCACGCTTAGCGGCGGCGAGCTCGCGCCGCAAATCCTCGATCGTCGTTACTTCGGCCTCGGCTTCTTTAGGCAGTTCTGTTAGCGAGGCCATAATCTCGCGAACCTTTTTCGATGGTGGCGGTGGTTCGATGGCGCCCTGCCCTGCCCGCTGGTGTGTAGTTTCCACCGCACCGACACGGATGCGGCTGACGTCATTCAAAAGAGCCGGACCGAACGCATAGAACTCACCGGCCTCAAGGTTGCGCAGCGTCTGCTGCTCTTCCCGGCCGGAAAACCCAAGTTCGTCCGCCGCTCGTTTCATGTCGAGGTCGAGACCGGCACGGCCAATCAGCTTGTTGTTGCATTCGGCAGCCGCATCCTTATGCAATTTACTGATCCGCTGGGTAGCAAGGATGCCGCAGAAGCCCCGCTTGCGCCCGCGTGTCATAAGGTCGATCACTGCGCCGAGACTTTCGGCCTTGCCAGTCTGTGGGGCAAATACGTGCGCCTCATCGACCACCACCAGCACTGGTCGCCACAGCCGCTTTGGAGCGTTGACAAGAGCATTCAGGAATGTTCTCACGAATGCAGCCCGCTCGTGAGCTTTCAGCTCGTAGATATCGGCGATGGTCGACACGCCGAGCTCGAGAACCTTCTCTGCAAGCAGCTTCGCGGTCTTTGGGTGGGCAACGCAGTCGCCATCCTGCGGTCTCGCCAGCAGATAATCATGCTGCTCGCGCAAGGTGCTGAATTCGCCTTCCGGGTCGATCACGATGTGCTGGATATGCCGAGCCGTGTCTTCGAGCAGTTTACGAACCGCCCAGGACTTGCCTGCCCCGGAGTTGGCCACCACCAGCATACGGGTTTCCACCAAGCGCTCTACATCGATGGCGACGTTCTCTCCGGCATCCGTTACCGCAAAAGACATATTTATTTCCTCCGCTTTTCAAGCTTTTCAATCGCCGACGCCCCAGCCAGGCCGGTACGAACTGAATAGACTTCGAGCATCTGGTTGATCGTGGTAAGGGAATGTCCGGTAATATCGCGGATCTGCTCTTTCGAGCAGTTCACTTCATAAAGACGCGTGACGGTGGTTCTTCGCAGGTCTCGGCGCTGTAGCCCCTCACACTCCGCCGCCTGCTGATATCGCCGCCACAGCTTGGGAAAACCGCCCGCAGAGGACTTGTAGGGTTTGCCTGTCCTGCTTTGGATAAAGTACAGGCTGGGCACTTTTTGCTTCTTGTTCATCTCCATGAAAAGCAGGAGCTCCTGCAGCAAATCGCGATGGCATCGGATCCACACCAGTGCATTGCGCTTGGATTGTCGAACCGACAGGCCCCAGTCGGAAATCTCCTGCGGGTTTCCGGCATCGTCATAAATCGTGAGATGGCGATGCTCGAGTTGGTCTACTCTCATCCGCAGAACGTCACCCAAGCGCTGGCCGGTCATCACCAACAGGAGGTATGCCCGCAGGAGCATTCGGTTGGGTGGAAGATAGTCCGGCTCACCGGCAAGACCGTGGCCGTTCCGGCATACTTCCAGAAACCGTGCCTCTTGCTCGTCGTTCCACACTGCTTCCCGCGGTACGATACCCTGCTTGACACCGAAGCGCCGCAAACCACGGGCGAAATTGAAGCCAGGCGGCAGCCCGAACTTGCTTTTGTTTTCCAGCGCCACTTTTTGCAGGTTGCCAAGGCAGACCATGACCTTGTTTGCGGTTCGTGGACCCGATTGAGCCCGCACGTCATCACGCAGCGCAGCCGTTAATTCTTCATCCAGCAGATTGACGTCGAAAATTCCCCAGCGTTCAACGATCAGGTCGAGTTGTGCCTTGTAGTCGCGCTGTGTCGATTCCGAGAGTGTGGACCAAATTTCGTGAGGCTCTATGCCCTCTTCTTCATCACCCCGATAAAGCTGCATGAGATGGGCAACACTGCCAGCGATGACGCCACCGCTTTTCTGCTTTGCGGCAACGGCATTAATTTTGGTCATCCAGCTGTCATAAGCCTGCCGAAACTTGATATCGGATGGGGAAAGCCCGGTGGGCATCATCACACTTTTGGTGGGTTTTCCGGTCACCATTGGCAACAAAGAATGCCTAAGCTGCCAATAAACGGCGTCCGGCTTGTTCTTGTTTTTCCGCGTTACTTTGGAGATGTGCGGAAACTTGCTGACTGTCTCGACCATTTCGGACTCCGTGCTGCTTAAGACCCGTGTCATGGACTGCGTCCTTTCCCGCCTAAGTCAAGGGTCTACGAGGTTCTGGCGCCGCCCCGGCGGGCGGCTTCCATCATGCGAACTTTGGCGCCTGTGGTACTTCCATTGATGCCCAACGCCGCATCGACCAGGTCACGCCTGTGAAACCGTTCTCGACGTTCCACGCCCTGATATCCGCCTTCGCGCAGCAAAACCCGCATCGCTTGCCAGTTCTGCTGCGTTCTGCAGTCGAGATAGGCGCGCAACGTCTTCATCGTCATGATGGCCGGCCACTGCTGAATTGTGATGGGGAGAGGCGCCGTCTCGTTCATGAAACACCTGCCCCGAAATGGCCCTCTACCACGTTGGTGGACGGACCTTCATTTGTCTTGGGAACTGTTTTGGCCGGTTGCTCATATGCATTAACATCGCGAAGCAATGGCCATGGGAGGTTTTGAATAGCATGGTGTTTGCTGCCAAGTGACCAGAGTTCCGGTTTGCCCAGATCAGGGTGGGGCTGCAGGCCGGTGAAGATGCGGTCAAGGCAAGCATCGCGAGCCATATCCCATCCGATCTTCGGACCAATAACCAGATTACGTTTCAGATTTTCGCAAAACTGTCGGATAAGTGCCGGTGAAGCCGTCCGCATGGCCTTGGCCAGACGTTCCAGATGCTCTGTAGGCAGAGTGTACGGTTCAAGATAACGTTTCAGGATTTTCCGTATCTCGTCGGCTCCCGGTACTTCTAGCGCAATATGAATATCAAACCGGCGCCATACTGCCTGGTCGAGATGTTCCGCATGGTTGGTTGCCGCAATCATGAAGCCTTCATATCGCTCCATCCGGGCCAGCAGAGTATTGATCATCTCATTATGACCATGCTCAGCTGATTGGTTTTTGCCTCCATGCATCCGGCTCATGCCAAGAGAGTCAAATTCGTCAAAGAACACCAGCAAAGGCTCGCCTGTCTGGCCGTCTCCCTCAGTTTCAAGCGTATCGAAGAGCTCTCCCATGTTACGGGCGGAAGAGCCTATATAACAATCAATGATCGTCTCGGGCCGGACGCACAGCATTCGAATGCCTAGCCGGGCAGCCAGATGATGCGCTAGTGTCGTCTTGCCGGTACCTGGCCCCCCATGAAAAATGGCCTTTCGGCGCGCGTTTATGCCCACTTCTTGCAGATCCTTGTCTGCCCAGATTTCTTCCAGCCATTCAGTGAGTGAACCGCGAACAGGCTTCGCCAGTATTGGCTCTTGAGCCTCCGAGGGCATCAAAATGTCGCCAAACGTTTCCAGAGCCTGCACGCGCTTCTTTCTCATCAATCGTCACCCATTCCATCGGTACCGGACTCATCGCGCCAGCCCTCATCAAATTCACGCCGTCTGGCATCGCCCCATGGAAACGGGTTGGCTGTAATTGGATTGTCCTGCCGATAAGCTTCGCGACCGAGTTCACGGGCCCCAGCCTCATCGACAGCCGGTGGTTCCGGCTTGTCTTCATGAACCGGGCTATCGGCCGAACGTTTTTCGAGCGGTGTCGGCTGCATTTCGACGTAGTCTTCGACAACAACCTTACCCTCGACCCGGTGCATGCGAACCGGCGCTCCGACCTTGATGATTATCTCACCTTCGCTGGGAACCAGCTTCTGGAACGCATTGATGACCTGCTCGCGAGACTGAATGTCAACAGACATTCGGCCAACGTGTGAGAACAGCGGAGCTTCCGCTCTCATGCCCATGACCGTCGAGTACAGATCATCGATAGCGTTGATCTCATCCAGCTCGGACGGTTTCAGCTTTCTTCGCTTCAAGAGCCTCCTGAGCGCTTTGGTATCAAAGCCCTCGCTCTTCGCTTCCGCGAATACGACTTTTATATCGTCGGCATAGGTGGCTTTCCCGTCTTCCAGTCGCTCCACTCGTTCGACATAGTCACGCAGCTTGGCAGCGGAGACTTTGTTGTCACCAAAACTTGCTTCTGGTGCGGATTGCTGCTCACTGCCGCCGGCCTCATTGTCACTCATCGTCAGACTCCTTGCTGGTTTCTTCGCCATCCTCAATCGATGTTTCTTCATCATCGGGTTGGAGGCACTGGACTTCGCCGACGTCCGCCATCGTCTGCGCAAGCACTGCGCTCCGGAAGTCTTCAGTGATATCTTCCTCCCGCACCACGTAAGGCACTTTGTTACCGGCCATCAGGGCTTTGACGTGCGCTTGCACCGCATCCTGTCGCGTGAGAGCTTCGCGGAGATGGCATTCGATTTTCTGGAGTGCTTCATTGCCTTCGCGCTCGCGTAACGACTTGTCTGACAGATACTGGGTTTTGAGACGGTCAAGGTCGGTTTGCATAGACGCCTGTTCGGCAATGCGCTGCTCGCGCAAGCGATCGATGGTCGCCGTATGTTCATCGGCCAGGCGCTTCAATGTATTTGCAACCTTGGTCGTGAACTCCGGACTGTAATCCTCGGTCCCCAACACCTTCATGAAGATCTGCATGCCGCGCTCGGAATGCGCGACCTTGTCAACGATCTCTTTGGCTCGCGCTTCCGGCAAGGCCTGCTTTTCAGATTCCAAAGCAGCGTCGATGGCTTCGATGGATTTGTTGCCGTCTGCCATATTGCGTTCAAACTCGGCCATGAAGGCATCACTGGTTTGCAAGTCATTCGGCGATGGTTGGTCAGCGCGAATGAGTATTTCTGCTATGTTTGATCTGCTCATGACGGTCCTTTCTAAAGATGGGGTTGCCCGCTGGCCGTTAGGGGGGGGCTTGGCCAGCGGGCGGGCGGGCTCAGGGGCGGCCCGATGGGTTGCCCGGGTTTTTACCGGGATCCACTATGTGACGCTTGACGCTACTCATGTGCTCAGAATTCGTAAGCTTGTCGGTGATAAAGGCCGCAAGCATCGCGCGGCGCCGTACACTCTCGGCCTCATTGTTGTTGGGATGCAGATACGCAGCAAAGAATGAACCGATTGCCAGCTTGGCCATCAGCATGTCGACCTGCATGTCATTGAGATTGTATGTAGCAATTGCCCTGTACAATTGTTCCCGGATGACTGGGGAGAGCTCCATCATCAGGCCGGCATAGCAGGCTTCTGTAGCCTCGCCGTTGGCTTCTACCGCTGACAGGCCCTCGATTTCTGAGTTGGCCATGTATCCATTCTGCGGCCCCAGTCTTTCGCCTTGATTGGCGCGTCCATCGTTTTTCGACATTGCTGCTTCCCTGATTTGTTAATGTCTTGATAAGAATCAATAGACAGGGAAGTGTCAAGTCTGTTATCGTTTTTTGTCGACAGGCGGATGCACAGTATTTTGCACAGAGATTGATTTGCGTAGTCGAGACAACGTCTTATGGCGATAATTATCGGAGGGTAGTGATTATGGATAACCGATCAGACGACACGCAACAAGCCCGGGAACTGCTTGAGCTCCGGACTCAAGTGGACAAAGCCAAGCTCAAAAACGCGATTTCAGCCGAGTTTTTGAACGAGCTTGATGGCGAGCTCCTTGTCTTCTTTAGAGAGCTTCGCGAACAGCTTTAGCAGCGCTTCCTCGTCTGCGGATTGATCCAAACCGGTGATAATCGCCACCGCACTTACGTTCAGCACCTCACACAGCCTGAGCAATCTGTCCAGGTTGGGTGTGTTTCTGCTGTTGTAAATCTGGTGAACGTAACTCGGATCGAACCCAGCCTTGATAGAGATTTCCCGTCGGGACATGCCCGAATTGTCAATCGCCTCCCGCAGGCGGCGCATCCATTCTCTGTCTGATGCCATGGTTTTCAGCCTTTCTGCCGCTTCTAGACCGGACATGCGGGGAATTGAAGGCTAGACGCAAGTCGTTTTTTTGCACATGGTTAATCGTCAACACTTGACTGCGTTGAAAATAAACAATACTACCGATGCCCATGGTTTTTTGAAAGCAGCGAAGTCTCCATGGCAGCTATCGACAATTCCCTCAAAAGCAAGAATGCCGGTCAATCGGAAGGGCCGCCAGCAGACGATATTCTTGCGGTTGCGATCTATTCGTTTGCAAATGAGTTCGGCCTTTCGCTCAGCTACGCCAGCATGCTTCTGAGTGGCAGTGGTTATTACTACGCCAATCTCGCCTCCGGCCGTCGCCTGAATTCTGACAAACGAATCCAAGTTTGGAAGCGCCTGGAGGAAGAGACGGAGATGCGCCGCGGCAAAGCTCTTGCCGGAAAGGCGGTCGACTGATGGGAGCGAACCGATCGACTGCCGTCATGGCGCGCCGTGGAAAGAAGCCTGAAAAGCAATACCGTTCACGCGTCTTGGAAATACCCCACGAGCTTGATTATTACCCCACCCCACCGTTCGCCACCCGCATGTTCTGCGACCGGCTTTGCACCTACATCGGCGATTACGACAAGTTAAAAACCATGACGGTTTGGGAACCAGCTTGCGGCGAGATGCATATGGCACGGCCGCTGGCTGAGTATTTCGGCCATGTTCGTGCAAGTGATGTTCATGCGTACAGCGCCCACGAAATATGTGACTTTCCGCTGGTCGGCCGAATGGAACCCGACTGCGTTGACTGGGTTATCACCAACCCGCCATTCTTGCTTGCAGAGGACTTTGTCGAAGCGGGCTTGAGGGCCGCCCGCCGCGGTGTCGCCATCCTGGTACGGACAGCATTTGCGGAAAGCAGAGCCCGATATAACCGCCTGTTTGGCTCGCAGCCACCTAGTTTCATCTGGCAGTTTGTTGACCGCGTGGTGTTGTTGGACCAGCGGCTCGTGCGCAAAGGTGAAACAGATCCTGCCAGCGATGACACAGCATCCTCAGCTACTGCCTATTGCTGGATGGTATGGCTCACGGACGACACCTCTGGCGAGACCCACTTTGGCTGGCTTGACGGAAACCCGAAGCGGTTTGAGGCCGCGAACGATTATCCATCTTACATCATTGAAGGTGACAAGTTTGAGCTCGCCACCGAAAAGGCTGGTGCGCCATGAACGCCTTACATCAGCCCCAGATTAAGCGCGGTGCGGGACTGCTGGCTGCAGTATATTCGCTTGGCGGTTCCGTTGGTTTTGTTGATTTCGCGGGCAGCACTGCGCATGTGCCTCAAGATTTTTTCACCTGCGCCCGACTCATTGCCCACCGCCGTATCGACAAACTGATCCAAGGGCTCGGAAGCAAGCGAAAAGCCACACGGTTGCTCTGCCGCGAGCAGATGCCCGATTACCTCATAGCGCTCAAACATGGTCATATCCTCGATCGCTTGGGCATTTGCATGCCCGGGAACCATCGCGACGAGCATGGCCAGGCACAGCAGGTGCGCTCTCATTGGCTTGCCTCGGAGGTAGCGATCTCATGAGAGTCTATCAGACCCGCAATGTAGGCAGCATACCGCGTTCGGTCGCAAAATCGATCTTTGTCGGCAGGCCCATTTTTATTGACAGACTTCGTGGTTTCCCAACCCTCCGAGATGACCTCATCAATCTGTTGAAACGTGTAATCGGGTATCAGGAGGAACAAAAGCCTCCCAAGCTGTTGTTTATCATAGCGCAAGCCACAGATCTTCTGACCGGCAGTCAGGGCACCAAGACGCTTGATGTGGCGATTGGCAACCGTAAGTTCTGTTGGCTCCATGTCGCGCGCTCCGCCAAGTATTCCGGGAACATCTCTGGGAAGGGCAAGGCCATTGCTCATCGCATACAAGACGTGAACCGCACACTGATCGTAGAGATCGTCGTCGGAAAGCGACTCCTGCAACGTTGTCGCGCTTTCGGTCATTGTCTCAAGCAGTTCGGCATACGCTTCGTTTTCGGGATCGACCTTTGCGGCAACGTGGTTCTCAAGGCGATCCGTGTGAAGGTGATAGCCGCAGGTTTCCTGTCCGGCGATGACCTGCGAGAGCGAGCTGTAGAACAGCATAATATCGGCTTGCTTCGTCAACCGTTCCTCCGCCCACGCTGGTTTTGCTATGGCCAGCATGGCGACGATTATGATCAGAATTCGCATGGCATTTTTCCTCCACCCATTTTCCGGGCTCGGACCTTAGTCGGTATTCTTGACTTCGTCCACAGCCCCCAAAACGCTCTCAATTTATTGACTGTTAACAGTAATTGCGTCATGGTCTGGTTCAAGCGAGTCTCACGACTCGTACAGCGTCGGCAAAATCCGATGCGGGGATTAGAAGCCCTTACCACCACAGGCGCTCAACCGCGCCATCAAAGCGCGGTTTCTTTGTGTCTGGACTTAGTCCGGATGCTTATGGTCGGGCGCAAAGCGGGCAGCCTAGCTGCGCCGTGTCCTGTGGCATGGTCTTCTAACCCTTTGTTGCCCGGCCACCTGATTAGAAGCGGGTTTCCGGGTTTGATACGAGCCACAGGAGTCCCGTCATGAACGGAAGAGCGACCTCACACACCCATAATCCACCCAATCTCCGAGCTCAGTTGCAGGCAGCACTCGCGCGATCGGATGCCATCGGCCATTTGCAGATCCTTTGCCTTGAGGCGCTGGGTGATGGCCGGGAAATGGACCTGCCCGGCATTATTGAATTCCTCCGGCAAGAATCCGAAAGGAGCCGCGACGAAATCCACGGGCTGGTTTCGAGGATGGTTTCATGAGTCATGAGGCAACCAACTGGGCGTTCGACCAGGCTGCGAAGTTCCCGGATATGAAGCCAGGCGAATGGGCTGTCCTCGTGATTTTGGCTGACTGCCACAACCCGGTTCACGGTTGTTTTCCCAGCCAGCAGTACATTGCCAAGCGCATCAATCTGGATGCTCGCTCGGTGCGCCGGCACCTGCTCAAGTTGCGGTCTCGCAAATTACTTAACTGGTGCGAAAAAAGCCCCACCGGACCCAACCTTTTTAATCGGTACCGAATGGCCTTCGAAGACGGCTTCATACCATACGAACCTGAACAGGAGACTGAAGAAACACCGGACAAAATGTCCTCCGTTAATTCAGATAACACCGGACAAAAATGCACCGAAACACCGGACAAAAATGACACAAAACACCGGACAAAATGTCCGCCTAACCATGTAATAGAACCCGTAAGGGGAACCAGTAACTCTCACAGCAACAATTCCGACACCGAAAACAACAGCACCATTCCACCGGACTGTCCGTCCGGTGATGAGCCTTCAACCCTTCCCGGTTTACCTGTCGAGGCAAAATTCCGACCCCACTCCGAGCAGGGCTTTGCCCAATTCTGGGAAGCGTTTGCCGACAAGCGCGGCAGACAGGCGGCGCTCAAGGTCTGGAAACGTAAAAACCTTGCTCGTATCCCCGGCCAGGTAATCGCGGGAGCTTACCGCTATGTGGCCAATCGTGGTCCTGACCCGCGTTACTGGAAACAAGCGCAGGGTTGGCTTGGCGATGGTCGATGGGAGGATGAACCGCCCGAATCCGCAGCATCGAATTCTGACATGAGCTGGGAAGATGCGGCCCGTGCAGCCGTTAGCGATCGGCGCGGAACGGTGATCGACGGCGCAAGCTATCGCCACGTCTCGCCGGAAACGCCCGCCGATGAAATCACCGACCAGAGCGACGAACCTGAACGGAGGCGCAGCCATGGCCGCTAACTATTCCCTGCAGCAAATGCCGAACGAGGAAGCCGTTGCGCGTTCTCTCACGAAGCTTTTTGGCATGCTGGTAAGCCCTCGCCCCGACGTCGATCGCAAAACGCTCATGACGGGATATCTCGACAACCTGAGCGATTTGCCTGAATGGGCGGTCCTGCGGGTGATCGAGGAATACCGCACCGGCAAGCGCGGCGATGGCCGGTTCGTGCCCACCGCCGCCCAGCTGGCGCAAGCAGCGACTGAACTCCGGAACACTCACATTCGTGAACAGAAACGAGCCGAAGCCGAACGTGAATATTTCGAGCAGGAACGCAAGGCGCGTCAGCGCGAGCGCGAGTTCCATGCGACAATCACCGATGAGAGCCGGGAACGTGTTCTCGCGAAGCTGAAAGCCACGCAGGAAGCCGTGTCAAAGGCCTCGACCGAAATGGACGAAAGCCTCAAACAATCCCAGCGCGAGCGGCGGGCACGATACCGTCGAGAACAGAATGCGCAGAATGCCTTGATACGCACTCAGCGGGATCCGGATGGCATTCATCACGACGATATCGGCATCAGCTTCACTGGCAAGGAGATTGCCCGGCTGATCGAAACATATCCCGGCGCAGATATCCGCGGCAGGCTCACTGACCGGGAAGCGATGATGCAAGCTTTCAGACAGCGACCAGGCAACCCAAAGCCGATCATCCTTGAGTGGTTCAAAGCCGAACACGCTGAACCGAAGTCTGACGGCAGTCTGGGCGATGCTGCGGCGAAGGTAGAGAAAGCGGCGGCGACTGCTTTAGGGGACGATCAATGAGCGACAGTTCCGCGATTAAACCCCGCCCAGCTTATCCGTTTTCTCTGGCCCGTTCTCCGAACCTGCGAGTCATACCCCATCTGGTTTTGTCTCCGGATACCGATGCCAGGGACAATATCGAGGGCTGGTCGCGCCAGTTCCGTCTCATCCGCGGAGAAACGTGATGAGCTCAATAAAGAAGGAAACCATAGTTGGTCCCCATCGATTATTAATGGGAAATTGCACCGACATTCTGCCAAGCCTCAGTAAATTCGACGCTATTGTTACCGATCCGCCCTATGGCACCACACGCTGCGAATGGGATGAGGTAATACCGTTCGACAGAATGTGGGAATCATTGAGTTTTGTTCGCAATCCGAAAACACCTGTAATTCTGACTTGCGCACATCCGTTCGCTTCAATGCTGATCTGCAGCAATCTTCGAGATTATCGCTACGATTTAATCTGGGACAAAGTAAAAGGCACTGGCTTTCTCAACGCGAAAAAAATGCCGATGCGCAATCATGAAATGATTGCTGTTTTCTATTCGAAGTTGCCTACCTACAATCCGCAGAAAACCAAAGGCCACCAAAAAAAGAAAACCTATCGATCTGCAAAGCATCAGACCGCTGTATATGGACAGACCAAGCAAGATTATCACTATGATAGCGATGAACGTTACCCCAGAAGCGTACTGACCTTTTCAACCGACACGCAAAACAGTTCTCTGCACCCGACGCAAAAACCAGTTGAATTGATGCGTTATCTCATCCGGACTTATACGAATCCAGGCGACCGTGTCCTCGACTTCGCTATGGGATCAGCAACTACCGGCGTTGCCGCAATACTGGAAGGCCGCAAGTTTACCGGAATAGAGCTCAATCCAGATTTTTACGAAATTGCCTGTAAACGGCTTCGTGATGCTTACGATCGGCAAGAAAAAGAGGCGTTGCAGGAGGCAACCATAGACGAGGTGGGGCTGAGATGACTGTTGTCAAGCGCCCAGCATCGGAATGGGACGGTGATCGGCGAGGCCCACAGATCCAGCAGGCCCCGCACGGTTTTGGTTCAGGCAGTTGCCGCGATCGGTTCAATCTCCACGACGACGCGCTTTCCCAGTGCATTGAGAGCGCCCTCAAGCCTGGACAGCTTTGTCGCGTGATGGATGTTCAGGATGCGGCCAACTTCCGGCTGCTTCACGCCAAGGCGATCAGCGAGCTCGGACTGGGTAATACCGCTTTCCCTGAATGCCTCGACCACAGCCAGCTTCACTGCCATCAAAGGCGGCACGGGAACGACAAAGCCGCCCTCGTGCGCCGCTTCCGGCAATGCCTGGCCCTCTTCAATACGAAAAGCGATGGCTGCCTCAAGCAATTCGCTTGCTGCGCGCGCGACACCTTGATCATCGTCAGCCTCGCTTATCGCTTCCGGGAAGTCCGGCAGGCGGATATAGTAGCCACCGCCTTCGCGGGGCTCCAACTCGCCTTGATAGGTTTTTCTTATCATGAGCTTGTTCCTTTGGTTGGTGTTGATCGATCAAAGCAATCCGCTGGCATCGGTTGTGAAACGTGCAACCCGGCCTTAAAGGCCAAGTTGCTTTTTCACGATCCGGCAATAGCCGGGGGAAAGTTCACCGCCTTTTATTATTGTCTGGCGGTCTCCGACATACACTTTCCAGTGGCTGCCCTTCCCTCTTGCCTTGTTGACCGAGAAGTCTTTTCCGCTGGCTTTGGCCAGTTTCTTGAGCTCCCGGATCAACGCTTCTTGCTTCATTTAATTCTCCTTTCAATACCCGTAATTTATAACATTAATGTTATAGATGCAAGTAAAAAAGAACAAAAATGTTATAAATTTAGGAGGCGAAATATATGATTGTTGATTCATTTGCAGGCGGAGGCGGTGCGTCCCTTGGCATAGAGATGGCCCTTGGCAGATCACCAGATATCGCTATCAACCACGACCCGGTGGCGCTGGCTATGCATGAAGTCAATCACCCTGACTGCCTCCATCTCACAGAGAGTGTCTGGAAAGTTGATTTGGATGATTACGTCCATGGCGAGCCTGTTGAACTATTATGGGCCAGCCCGGACTGTCGGCATTTTTCGAAAGCACGCGGGTCGGCTCCAACATCGGTATCTGTGCGAGGCCTCGCCTGGTCGATTGTGAAGTTCGCCCGACAACTCAAGCGCAAAAAGCCGAAAGTAATCTGCCTCGAGAATGTCGAGGAATTCACAACATGGGAAGATTTTGAAAACTGGAAAAGGGAACTTCGACGGCTCGGTTACAAGATCGAGATGCGCCAATTGCGCGCTTGCGACTATGGGGCTCCGACCATCCGCAAGCGGTTATTCATCATTATGCGATGCGATGGACGTCCGATAGTCTGGCCAAAACCAACGCATGGCGACCCTTCCAGCACCGAAGTCCTTGCCGGCAAACTGAAACCTTGGGTGCCTGCGCACACATGCATCGACTTCTCACTACCCTGCCCGTCCATTTTCGACACTTCCGAAGAAATCATGGAAAAGTTTGGCATTCGGGCAATCCGCCCACTGGCTGACAACACCTTGAAGCGGGTGGCGAAGGGTGTGGTCAAATATACGATTGAGGCCGCTGAGCCGTTCATCGTCAATGTCGCAAACTCAAAAACGACAGGCCGAGGCCCTAACGTTTGGGGAATGGACGAGCCGCTCCGGACCATTACATCCAGTCCCGGTTTCGCAGTAGTCTCCCCTTCAGTCACGGCTGTTGGCGGTGGAAAGTCGGCGGTGGTCTCGGCCTTCCTTGCACAGCACAACACAGAGAGGTCTGGCTTCAATCCCGGCAGAGCGGCAACCTCTCCGCTGGCTACCATCACCACCCGCGGCACGCAAACACAACTGGTTTCAAGCCATCTGATGAGCATGAAGGGAAGCGAACGTCGTGACTCAGACATGCGTTCACCGCACCCAACAGTGCTGGCGAGTGGCAATCACTCGGCAGAGATACGTACCTTTCTCGTCAAGTATTATGGCGCGGGTATTGGCCAGGATATCAAAGAGCCTGCTCACTCAGTGACCACACGAGACCGGTTTGGTTTGGTGACAGTGCATGTGGGCGGCGAACCGTATGTCATCGTAGACATTGGCATGCGGATGCTGACACCGCGGGAGCTGTTCAGGGCTCAGGGTTTCCCGGAAAGCTACATCATCGACCGCGGCCCTGACGAAAAGCCGCTCACAAAGACGCAGCAGGTCCACAAATGCGGCAACTCTGTCAGCCCATGGGTTGCAAAGGCGATCGCCGCGGCAAATTGCGGTTATCTGGCCGCGTCACGCATCGCAGCAGAATAGGAAAGGAAGTGTATAAATGAACGCACCAGATATCTGCATTTATCACGCAAACTGTGACGACGGTTTTGCTGCCGCCTACGCTGTTTGGAAACGTTTCGGTGACGACGTTCAGTTTGTTGCCTGCCAGTACGGGTCAGATGCGCCAGATGTTTCAGGTAAAGACGTTCTCATCGTAGACTTTTCATTCAAGAAACTGGAGATGCTCAAACTCGCCGAGCAGGCCAAACGGATCATCGTCTTGGACCATCACAAAACGGCGGAAACAGAATTGGCTGACTTCCTTCAACTAAATTGCAAAGGCGCACCGCTTGAGAAGTGTTGGGCTGACCGGGTGACCTCTGGAATTGCCGTCCATTTTGACATGGAGAAATCCGGTGCCAGGCTTGCGTGGGAATATTGCTTTGGCCACACACCGATGCCGGATTGGTTTGCCGCGATCGAGGACCGTGATCTTTGGCGATTCAATCTTCCCGACACAAAGGAAATCTGCATCAGCATTCGCTCATATCCTCGCGAATTCACTGTGTGGGAAGGATTTGAGCGCAATGCTTTAGCACGCGACGGGAAAATCATTCAACGGTACGTGGACCGGATAGTTGGCAACATATGCGAAACCGCCTTTATTGAGAACATTGGAGGCTATGACGTCCCGGTTGCAGCATGCAGCTACGATTTCGTGTCGGAGACCGGTAATCGGCTGCTTATAGAGTTCCCCGACGCGCCATTCGCAGCCTGTGTTGTGCGTTCTTTTAACGGCCTCACTTATTCTCTGCGATCGACAGATGATCGCCTAGACGTTTCCGAAATCGCTAAACGACAAGGGGGCGGTGGGCACCGAAACGCAGCAGGATTCCGCCGAACAGCAATAGTAGCACGCGTCAACGAGCGTGGTTCGATTGTAAACGATAAGGAGAACCGCAAATGTTAAACCGCACCTATATCGACCAAGTTTCGAAGCATTTGGGCTCGGACAACGCCATTTCAGTGGCCTATCGGCAGAAACGTGAGCGCGATGCCCGAATGCGCAATGCCGTCGCCTCTTTCAAGAGCAAGCAGAATGCTGTCGCCCAGAAACTACTCGCACCGAAAAAACCTTCGCGATTGAAATTTCATAAGGACTTCGGTGCGCGATGGACCGCACTCTGTCAGTACATCATCATTCAGCGTCAAATTAATCGTGCCAGATTCAAACGCAACTGGGAAACGATGGTTAAACTGTCTTTTGCCGAAAGCGAGGCCCAGAAGCGGGCAATTTTGCAAAACGGGCGTGTTAACCGTCCTGACGGCCTCATAGCCATAATCAATCAGACCCTTGCCAAGTATAACGAGCATGTCGAGGTGACACGCGAGCAGGTTATGTCACCCAAGCGCCGCAAGGTGCTGGTCTGCCTACGGAGAGAGGTTTTTTGGCGCGCATACCGGGAAACCGACATGACGCTTACTGGCATTGCCCGCTACTTTGAAATGGATCACACAACGGTCCTGCATGCCGTCCGTCAGTATGAACGCACCCGACGGGCCCTTCGCGAGCCGGAATTCTGGCGACCGCAGGATCCGCGCTGGCTCCTTAAAGAGACGGTCATACCATTGAAACCGAACGAGAAAGAGAAGCGCTGGCAAGGCAGCAGGCTCATTTCATTTGCCTAGTGCATTGTCGATTATCAATGTTATTCTACGGATTCACGTGAAACTTATTGAAAAGGAACATCGTTCGTGTCGTACCGATGGATAACCAAGCGACTGGCGTGCTGCCCTGCCCGGGCGCAAGCCCTCGATGCGTGGGCGCGTGGCGTTCTGTCGAATCCGGATCGTGGCAAAGTCACCCGACGAGGACGCTGCAAGTCATGTGGTGGTCAGGCCCGGGAAATCCAGCGTTTCGTGCGGCCGGAACAATCGCAAGCAATTGCAGGCATGCACCATGCCCGTGCCCGCTTCTATGAAATCTTTGCAATTGCGATGGATGATGACTTGCTGGCTCAATACGAGACGGAAGTTCGGCTTGCCAAGGTTAACACTGCAGCAGAACTCGACCTCTTGGGTCTGGTGCGCTTGGGCGCAGCTGCCCGTGAACTTGAGATGGCAGAAACTGCCCGGGACAAGGTGCTTGCCGACATGCCTCGGCCGGGCTCGCCTGTACCCGATGGATACCATGCACGTCTGAGCGCTGCCAATCGCAATTTCAAGGCAGCCCAACGAAACCACAAGGCAGCCGCGGCGGTGGTGAGCGGCATCGCCCAGCGGCGCATGTCCTATCAACAAAAACCCGAGCTGGTGCACGATGAGGTAGATAATCCGTTCGCTCATCGCAATTTTATAACCTTGGTGGATACCGAACACGGTACGGAAGCCCACCAGGCAAATGAAAAAGAAGTCGTTCTGCGCAACCTGCGCAATGACACATTCCGCAAAATGTTCAATGGCGGCACAATTGAGCTCTATCAGCTGAAAACCGGAGAACGGCTTCATACCCTGGTCGACATAGTTTCTGGATCAGGTGGAAGCCTGCATATCACGGGCATGCCGTCTGGCGGAGGAAACAAGCCTTATGTGGATATTCGTGCTGTGGCCGCTCTCGAACTTGCAGACGTTCACAAACGGGCTCGTAACCGCGATGCAGTCAATCTGATGATGAAGGTGGCTCACGGTGAAACCCTTCGTGAGCTTTCAGCCAGACTTTACGGAAACACAAACCGTCGGGCGGTCGATGAGGTCGCAGCCGTGGTTCGCATGGGTCTCGAGGATGCGGCCTGTTCGCTCGGCTTCGCATCTCGCTCGCGATACCACCGGTGCGCCCCGGAAAAGCTTGTCTGGCACAACTCAGAACCGTCTTTTGAGCCGGCCGTAGGTGATTGGTCCACGTCGGTCCACCCCGCCAACAGACCCCGCCGACCCCGAAAGGAGAATTGAACCATGTACCCTTATGGAATGATCATTCTCGGCACCATCGTAATGGCAGCCGCTTTTTTTCATCAGGCCCGAATTGCCGATATAGACCATGCCCCGCTCTATTTGGGTGGCTTCTATGGTGCGCTGCTGACCGGGATATTCCTGCTGTTGTTTTTCTTCATCTTCAAACTCTTGCGTGACTGGATTGTGAAATGACCATTGTTCGAAAAACCTCCGCACAGATGCATGGCGGAATGCTGTTTGACTTGGCAAACCCAACAGTCGACCGCATCCGGCCGCTGGATATCATTAGCCAGATGGCCTACATCAACCGCTATAATGGAGCCACGGAGGGTCGACCGCTTTCCCTGCTCGCTCACTCTTTGCTGGTCTGCGATTTGTGCGAGGATCCGGCTGCCAAGCCATATGCACTGCTGCATGATGCTCACGAAGCTTATCTGGGCGATATCACGCAGCCACAAATTGCCCTCTATGAAGAGAAACTGCCCGGCTTTGAGCTTATGCTGAAAAGGCTGAAGGCTGATTACGACAAGCTTATCTTTGAGGCCTTCAATCTGCCACTCGGGATCAGGTTTACGATCAAACGTGATGTGGCTGAGGCGGATGCCCGAGCATTGCAATTGGAGGTCCGCGACCTGCTTGCCGAGCCTGAACAAGCCTGGTGCAATCCCGTCGTTGGCTCTCCCGAGCAGTCGGCACTCGATTATTGCGATCTTACACCAGAAAAGGCCAAGCTCACATTTATTCTCCGATGCGCCGAGGTTTGGATTGCGCAGGGTTTCTGTCCGCCAGCCTTCACGTCCAGTTATTTTCGAGAGATTGCAGTGGATGCACTCGGTTGACCGCACCGCCAAGCTTTTTATCGAAAGCGTAGAAACTGCCCTGCCGGAAGCCCGCATCCAGAATGACCGCTATCGATCGGACTGGGGCTATTCGCGATATGTCTTCGTCAACTGCGGAAAATGGTGGTTCAAAATCCGCATCTCCGATCATGCTGTGGGTATGAGACGCGCGACCAGCGGCGAATGCGACCTCTTCCTGAGCGGTGGAGACGGCCCGGCCCGATGGGCGGTGTGGCTCAGCAAAACCGTTGCGATGGTCAACGCCTCCCCACTGTTGGGTCCGCGCGCAAATTGTGGATAACTACAGCTCACTTGACTCGTGCGAGGTAATCGCCGATTTTATGACACAATGGTACAAGACTGCGAAGCGCAGGTAGCGTTTTCCGGTTTTGTGACTCACCCGACAAACGGCCCGGTTCTTCCGCTGGCCGTTTTTTTTCATATCAGGAGACAGAAATGGCTTGTTTAAGCTGCCAGCAACGCGCGGCAATGATTTCGCGTGCCATCACGGCTGCAAAGGCCGGTGATCGGGCCAGCGTCAACAGAGAGATGCAAGCGATGGGCCGCAGTTTCAGAACAGATGCGGCCACCGTAGCCGACCAGGCACGGTCTAAAATCGCCAAGGCCATGTCCAGCAGGCCCGGCAACTGATGAGTCGTTACCGAATTTATGTCTGCGACCCGCTCCCGGTACCGCAGCATTTCAGGCTTTCTGGTGACCGTCAGGAATCGGGGACTGATCGGCTTCTGCTAAGCAAGGACGGCGGGGCCGATACTGATGCGCTGGGTCTCTCAGGCGACCAGAGGTATGACAATGGCTGAACCAACAGGCGCCCCCCTTGAGGGTCTACCTTCCGCTGGTGCTTTGACTGGCGCTGAGTTGCTGTATCTGGTTCAAGGCGGCAACAGCAGGAAGGTCGATCTGGATACGGTCAAGGCCTTGTTCGATGCGCAGGGTCTCGACCAGCTGAGGCTACCTGCCGGCGGCGAGGCCTCGCTGGCTTCTGACGATCATGCTTTCCAGATTGGCGATACGTCCGGTGTCAACCTGATCATGGATGGCAACGAGGTTCAATGTCGGAGCAATGGCGGCGCTGCTGCTTTAAATCTCAACCCGGCAGGCGGTAATGTTCTTATGGGTGGCAGTGCCTTCATCCAAAGGCCGAATGGCTGTTTGCTTATTGATGATACAGCTGCAGCGAACATATCAGAAGCGCTTGGCTACCTTTCTATTCGAGCAGGTACTTATGCAGCCAACGGTACCGCTGCTTTATTTGGCTGTCTGAATGCTGCGAATGAACACGTCTACATACGCAATAACAGTGGCACTGCCTCAATCAGGCTGGAGTTGGCCGGTGGTGCATCGGCTTACAATTTTTCCGCAGCGCAAGCGACGTTCGGTAATGCGCGCCTCTCAAGCATTGCGGATCCTGTAAATGGTGGTGACGTTGCCGACCGAGATTACAACGATGCTCGATATGCAAGAAAATTCCATGTTTCGACGCTGATCGAGACGCCTGTAGAAAACAAGAACTATTACTTGTGTCTACAGATTCCGCAGGACGTCAACATCAACAAAGTTTCTGTTCGAACAGTGGCCGGCACCTGCACGGTAGGCATGTTCGTACACACCGATGCATCCAATACATTTTGGGGGAATGTGGCAGCATCAACGGTTGAAAACGTCGAGGACGGCTACACTCCGGTTCTTGCTTATGCCGGCAACAAGATTCGCATCAAAACCAGTTCGGTTAGTGGCGCGCAGGATCTGACCGTGGATATCTTAGGAGATTACGCATGAAGCTGGTTAGCGTTGACGACAACAATATCGTCACTCACGTACACCCGGGTTTTCCGGTTCTGCGACAAACCACGGCCACGCACAAGATAAACCGCATGCGTGAGCAACTTGATCCATTGCCGACACTTGAGCAGGCAGCAGAAGAGTCCGTGGAGGATTTCGAGTTTCGTGCACGGCAGGCGCTCGATGCCTGGCTAACCCAACCGCGTGTCGAAGCGATCGAAGAGGAAGTGGAAACGGTCGAAACCATCGAAGGCCGCCATGTTGCCTCTTGGATCGAGAATGAGCAGCTTGACGAGCTCGTCAGCCGCGGTCTCCGCGTAGTCCGCCAGGCAGACCGGCCGGATTACGAGCCTCGCAATAGTGAACTTGTTCTGGACAAGATTGCTGTTGGTGACCCTGTCCGTGACTTTGAAGAATGGCAAATCGTGCCATTTGAGCCTGAGCGACTTCGTGAGCTTATTTCAGTTGAGGTGCGCAACCGGATTTTTGCCGAGGCGGATACCAACACGCAGATGAACATGACAGCCGCTGCAACCTCCGGCTCACTCGATGAAGACGACATGGTGCAGTACAGGGCAGCATTTGACTGGGTTAATGCGATGCGCACCCGTGCTGCCGAATTGTCCGATACGCTGGATGCGGACTACTTCCTTGATGAGAAGTGGCCAGAGCCCACGCCGGAGCTGCGCGCCTTCGCTGCCCGCTACTGATAGGCAATGTTTGTACCGATTATTGGTGGTGCTCCACCGGCTCCCGAACTCCAGTTCAGAACGATGGAGCATTGGGATCCGCAGGGATACGGGACGCCAATTACGATGCCCGCCGTTCCTCTTGGTGAGGCGAGCGCTTCCCGGTTGGTGGTTCTGTGTAATGTTCAGTACTCCTACTCGAGTAACTCTAACCCATTTTCCGCGACTGTAGGTGGCGTGGCACTGTCAGCGCACCCCAGCAACGACCCGAACGGAAAGGGTGTATGCCATATGCTGTATGGGCTGGTACCGAGTGGAACATCACAGGATATTGTGCTCAATTATGCAACCACTGGCTATTACAACAGTGGTTTGGTGGCAGTCTATACGATACACGGCGTCACAGACCCCACACCCTTTGACACCGGATATCTCTTCAATCCCGGGGCAACCGGTATCGATCTGGACACGCCTGAGAACGGCGCGACGATCGTATTTGCGCATCGATACAATGGTAGCGACCCCGCCCTGGCTGAAGCGCACGGCAGCGTTCAGGACTTTAACCAGAAATACGACACCGGCTATCAGTTCCATGGCAAAGGTTGGAGCGCCGTCGAACAATCGGCCGGTGTCAAGAATTATGTGCTCAGCCCAGCGACTGGGTATACCAATTCCTGTCTTATGGGCGCGTGCTGGGGCTAAGAGGCCATGACTGTTCTTTCTATCGATGACAAGGAATGGCGGCAATTGGCGCTGGCCTACGGGGATATCGGGTCGGGCAAGCTCAAGACCGGGTTACGCCGGGGTATCAACCAAGCGGGCAACAAGGGACGTACACCAGCCGTGCGTGCCACAGCGGCCCATGCTGACGTTCCGCAGAAGCTGGTGCGCAGCGCGCTATCAACATATCCGGCACGCGGCAGCAAGCTAAGCTACCGGGTAACTGTTCGGGCGAAACATTTGAAGCTGATCGATCTGGGTGGCGCCCGCCAGACAGGTTCCGGCGTGAGCGTTCGCCGATGGGGAGCTCACAAGGGCGCGTTCCTTGCGACGATGCGCTCAGGGCACACAGGTATTTTCAGACGCGTCTCCAAGAAGCGACTGCCCATTGCGGAGCTCTATGGCCCCAACGTGGCCAAGTCGTTCGACAAGGAAGGGGCGAAAGTTTTCCTTGAAACTGCTGGTCAAGTGCTTGTGCCATTCATCTACAAGCGCCTCGACGGTGTCGTTGCACAGGCTGGCAGGCGACGAGGCGTGCTGCGATAGCCCTCTCCTGTCCGGATGTATCAGCGACCAAAGAGATGGATTGAGGCGGAGTCAAAAAAGGGACCGCTAAGCCATTCCAGCGCTTGCGGGGGGCGCTGCCTCGCGATTCTTGCGGCGCGCCGGGATTTTACAGGGGGGTGGAGAAGGAATAAAACGTAACGATTACAGTGAGTTAGAAATGGTCGAGACGGCATCAAAAACACCCACCAAGCCCAAGCGCGGACGTGGCAAGTCAAAACTGACCCTGCCGAAAGAGTGGGCCAGCTCTGAAATCGTACCCCAGAAGGTAGATGACCTTCTGCCATACGCACGAAACGCACGAACCCACAGCAAGGCCCAGATTGAAAAACTGGCCAGTGGGATGCGCGAATTCGGGTTCACCAACCCTGTCATCTGCGATGAAAATGGCATGATTATCGCCGGGCACGGTCGGGTTGAAGCAGCGAAAAAGCTCGGTCTTGAAGCTGTCCCGACGCTGATTGCCAGAGGCTGGTCAGAAGCAAAGAAGCGGGCTTATGTACTGGCTGACAACAGACTCGCACTAGACGCTGGCTGGGATGATGAGATGCTCTCGGCCGAGCTTGCAGAGCTTGCCAATAGCGACTTTGACATGGCGCTTACTGGCTTCGATGAGCGTGAGCTCACCAAGATTCTTGCGGACGGGCTGAAGAACGAAAACGAGGACGGCGTCCCTGAAAAACCGCAACAAGATTATACGGTCAGTCGGCCGGGAGATATCTGGTGCCTGGGGGCTCATCGGCTCATCATTGGAAGCTGCACGCATGAGCAGACTGTAAAGACTTTGCTCGCTGGTGTGGTACCGGGGCTCATGGTTACAGACCCGCCATATGGAGTAAATTACGATCCCGAGTGGCGGAACAAAGCGCTTGGAGAAGCTAAACGCTCCACTGGCAAAGTCCAGAACGACGATCAAGCGGATTGGTCAGAAGCTTGGGCTCTGTTTCAAGGCTCGGTGGCTTACGTCTGGCACGCTGGGTTGTTTTCTCACGTGGTGCGCGAGTCACTAACGAGTACCGGCTTCGAGATGCGTGCGCAGATCATATGGAGAAAGCCGCATTTCGTGATCAGTCGTGGCGCGTACCACAGCCAGCACGAGCCATGCTGGTATGCTGTCCGGAAGGGCAAGAACGCTGATTGGCGTGGCGCGCGCGATCAGTCAACCGTCTGGGACATCGGGAACGCAGGATTCGGTAAGACCAACGACACTGGCGAGGACGAGAAAACCATCCACGGAACTCAGAAACCTGTCGAGGTCTATCGCCGCTCCATCCTGAACCACACAAGCGAAGGTCAGGCGGTTTATGACCCATTCTCCGGTTCAGGAACGCTGTTCGTTGCGTGCGAGGTCACGGGTCGAGTGGCCTATGGCTGCGAAATCGATACCGGTTACGGCGACGTCATTGTGGAACGATGGCAGAACCTGACCGGTGAAACGGCAACGCTGCTTGAGAGCGGCAAAACTTTCGAGGAAGCTCGCAAGACACGCAAGTCCAGCTGACCGTGCTTGCATGGTAGGCGATGGCTGACGGTCAAAAAACCACCGGCGCGATGACCGCCGAGCAGCTAATGAACCTGTTTGGAATCGAGAAAACAGCGTTCTACGAGCTTGGCCGGAAAGGTATCGCAGAGAAGGTCGGTCGAGGCCTCTACAACGGCCCTAGGACCATCAGGAACTACATTGTCCACCTTCGGAACATGGCGTCTGGCCGCCAGAACGAGGACGGAATTGATGTTGTTGAACAGGGGGCGCGGCTCAAGAAAGCGCAGGCTGACAAAACCGAATATCAGTTGGCCATTCTAAAGGGCGAATACATTCTGGCTACTGATATCGCGCCGGCATTGGAGACAATTGCTCGAGCTACCCAGTCTGCTCTTCTTGGTACAACGGCAACCGCTGCCAAAGATCTCGGGCTCGACCGCTCTCAGACCTCGCGCCTTGATGAGATCATACGCGAAGCTCTTGAGAACCTTGCCAATGAAGGGGCGCGAATTGAAGCAAAAGCTCGGAGTAAAGCCAGCGGCCAACCGACTCCACCGGCTCAGCCGGAATTGGAACTAGACGAGCCGGAAGCGACCCCGCAGGCAACACTGTTTGATACCGAAGACTGATGCAGCTTGAGCAACTGATCGGTCGGACCTTGCAGGCATTCCGACCACCGCCAATGCTGCAGGCAGCAGAATGGGCAAAAGAATTCTTTCGGTTGCCACCGGAGTCACCTTTTCCGGGTAAGTACAAACCCTGGCCGATGATGATCGAACCTATCAATGTGATAGGCGATACCATCACCGAGCGTGTCACTTTGATGAAAGGTGCACGTCTCGGTTATGCGTTGGACCTGAACACGCCTATTCCAACCCGGAGAGGTTGGACCACTATGGGCGAGGTGCAGCCAGGCGATGAGCTCTTTGATGAAAAGGGCAACGTCTGCAAGGTCAACTTTTGCTCGCCAGTGTTTCAAGATCACGATTGCTATGAAATTACTTTCTGTGATGGAAGCAAGATCGTAGCCGATGGAAATCATCGATGGTTTGTAAACACTGACAAATCGCTTCAGTATCATCGCAATGGTGGGTATTCCCGAACTCGTGAGGGGAAACAAAAATCCGGTGTAGTCAGCACGCAGGAGCTCTTCGTCTGGCACAATCGGGAAAAACGGAATCGATTCTCTATTCCTGTTACAAGCCCGCTTGAGCTACCCGAAGCGGACTTACCGATTCCACCATATACTTTGGGGCTTTGGTTGGGCGATGGACACAGCGCAACTCCTCGGATCACACAACATGCGTCCGATGTAGAAACGGCGGATTATATAAGAGCCGAGGGTATCAAGGTAGAAGTGCTTGCAGACGATAAGCGCTATCCTAACAACCGGACGCTTCGTCTAGAACGCAGGGGAAAGTTAGGTTACTCGGCCCTCAGCCCAATCCTGCGTTCACTAGGTTTGCTACGTACCGATAAGGGTTGTTCGGCACTCAAACGCGCGCCCGATATATACCTTAGAGGTTCGCAAGATCAGCGACTTGCACTGCTTCGCGGACTTATGGATTCTGACGGAACCATTGAACGCACCTGTAGCAGAGCAGAGTTCAATAGTACTTCAAAAGTGCTTTGCCAGCAGGTACGAGAGCTTCTGTCCAGTTTTGGGATCAAGTCGTCCATTCGGATGCGAGTTCCCAAAAAGAAGCACCATCTCCGACAATGGAGGGTGAACTTTCGCGCCAACAGCGAATTGAACCCTTTCTTGCTTCGAAGGAAACGGGCTTTGGTCAAACCCGTTCAGAAGCCAGGCATTACCTACAGAAGGCGAATTGTTGGCGTCAGAAAAGTGGCGACAAGGCCGGTACGTTGTATTCAAGTCGATAGTCCTTCAAGCTTGTTCTTGGCTGGTGAGTGTATGATACCTACACATAACACCAAGGCACTCGCCGCCACGATCGGAATGGTGGCCAAGACGCGGCCCTGCCCCATCATCGTCTTGCTTCCACGAGACGCAGATGCGGTACGTTTTGCAACCGAGGAAATTGCTAGCTGTTTTGCGGCATCGCCTCAGCTGACTGGCATCTTGAAAGATAGCCGGGAAGACGGGCGGACCACTCAGACGATCAAGACCTTTCCCGGTGGGTCTCTCAAGATGTTGGCTGCACGTTCGCCTGATAACCTGCGGGCGCACGATGCCAAATATATCTATTTTGATGAGGTCGATGCCTTCGAAATGACCGATGAAGGTGACCCGGTACAGCTGGGAATCACCCGAACGGTTGCGCACTACGACCGCAAGATCGTCATGGGTTCGACACCGACGATCGAGGGTCGGTCGATAATTGAGGAGCATTACCTCAAGTCGGATCGTCGCATATTCGAGGTGCCTTGCCTGCACTGCGGCACCTATTTTGAGCTGCTGTGGCATAATATTGTATGGGCTACCGGTGACCCGAAATCAGCGGTGTGCGAATGCCCATCCTGCTCGAAGACAATCGACGAGCGCCACAAACGAGAAATGGCAGAGGCGGGTGTCTGGCATACGCAAGCGCCGGACGTCATTGGTCACGCTGGCTTCAAACTTAATGCGCTGGTCTCGCCGCTTCCGAACGCGGCGTGGTCGACACTGGCTGCTGAGTACATTGAAGCGAAGCACGCTGGGCCAACAAAGCTGATGACCTTTGTGAACACGGTCGAAGGAAGGCCATGGCGGGAAACGTCAGGGCCGGTAGCCACAGCCCAAGGCCTGCTTGACCGTCGAGAGGATTACATTCCTAACCCTCTTTCCGACCCGTTACCCGAGCGGGTGCTGCTGGTTTCAGCCGGCATCGACTTTCAGCCTGACCGTTGGGAGGGCATCCATCTTGGTGTTGGTGAAGGTGAAGAGACGTGGGAGCTTGACTACCAGATCCACCACGGCGCGCCCTCAGACCCGAATTACTGGCAGACGCTGCAGGATTTTATCGAGCGCACCTATAACCATCCACTAGGCGGTGTGTTTCCGGTTGAAGCGGCGGCGCTGGATTCAGGCGATAATTCCACCGTGGTATACGAGTTCGTCAATCGCATGCGTCAGGCTGGCAAGGATTATGTGCATGCGGTCAAGGGTGTTGCTGGTGAAGGTCGCCCACTATGGCAACGCTCATTGAGCAAGAAATCAATTGCGTCGCGGATGGGAACGAAACTGGAGCTCATCGGCGTCGATGACGCGAAAACGCTTATCTATGAACGAGTAGCGAAGTCGGAAGTCTCACCAGGCTTCATGCACTTTCGTAACAAGCGTCTTGAGTTCTACGAGCAGCTGCTCGGCGAAACCGTCATCACCAAGGTCACAAAAGGCCGCCCTAAACGTGAATGGGTACCGCTGAAAAACAAAAGGCATGAGGTGTTGGACTGCTACGTCTATGCCCTCGCCGCCCGTCACTCACTTTCGGTTGACTGGGATGCCAGACGCGAGCGTGCATCGATCGAGCATTTTGATGCGGTGGCACTGGACCCGGCAGCGATTGCCAGAAACTTGAGAGGTTACTGACCATGGCCGATAACGGCAATGAGGAAAACCCGGCCGCAGTCGATTGCGAGACCGAGCTGCGGAAACTTTATGACGCGATGATGCTCAAGCTGCAGGGTCGAAATCGCACCAAAGCTCGCTATGAGGATCAGGAATCCGAATACGGCTCTGTTCGCATGGCCGATCTCGAGGGAATGTATCGTGCTTGGTACAATCAATGCGGTGCGCAGTCCGGTCTTCCAGATATCACGAACAAGCAGCTTCGTGGTGGTCCCGCTCACGTTAAGCTCGGTTAACATTCATGGAAAAACCTCGTGTAAGAGTGCCTGCGGGCAGCCGCCAGATTGAAGCCGCGGGCGATGCCATGTCCATGAAAATCGCCGCTTATGGTGGTGGCGGACACACAGCTTATGAGGCTGGCGCATTTGCGAGCCGATACATGGGTCTCTGGCAACCGCCGCTGGTATCGGCCGACGTCGCAACCCTGCCCAACATCGACAACGTCAGCGCGCGAGCGTTCGACAGCATCCGCAATGACCCGTATCTGTCGAACGTGGTGCGGATTGCCCGAGACAGCATCATTGGCAATGGCTTCCGACTTCGGCTCCACCCAGACCACCAGTATCTGGGCATCAGTTATCAGGAGGCTACGGACTGGGCCCGCAAGGCGCAGGCGCATTTCCGGGTCCATGCCGAGAGCCCGCTTGGTCGCTACTCCGATGCATTCCAACGCCAGACCTTCTCGCGAGCGATGCAGACGCAACTGGTGATGAAGATGGCTGCAGGTGAAGCGGTGGGGCTTGTACGTTCGAAAGCACGACGCGGCACCAGGACGCGGACCTGCATGCAGAAGATGGACCCTGCCCGAATTCGCAACCCCAGAGGGTACTCGGATGGCGACCGGTTCCGCAAAGGCATAGAGCTCGATAATGACGGAATGCCAGTAGCAGTCCATTTCGCAAAGAGTCATCCGCAGGATTACGGGTTATCGGCAGGCGGTTACGAAACCATCCGGGTTCCGCTAAGCGACCCCCGCGGACGAGCGATTGTGCTTCTATGCATGAACGCCAACCAGGTCGATCAGCACCGCGGGATATCGGAGCTGGTCACATCACTGGTTCCGTCTCGTATGCTTTCGGAGTTCAACCGGGTGCATCTCGAAAGTGCCATCGCCCAGTCAGTGTTCGCGGCCACCATCAAATCGGACCTGAACTATGCAGACGCCATGAACATCATCGGCGCAGACAGAGTGAAAAACGTCTTGAACCGCAACCAAGGTCTTGATCCATCTGCGGCCATGCAGCTTTCATATCTGAGCTCAATGCAATCGTTCTATCGTGAGCGCGCCATGCAGCTTTCCGGCGCGCAGGTCCAGCACCTTGCGCCGCACGAAGAGCTCGAACTGCATCGACCGGACACAGTGAACAACGGCGCCGACGTCTTCGAAGCTGCACACACACGCCGGATTGCGGCAGGATCCGGTTCACCGGTCCACAACATGACGCAGAACTATCAGCAGCTGTCGTACGCTTCCGGCCGCATCGCCGAAACCAACGCTTGGCGCCATTTCGCCGTCGAGCGGGAACATCTTTCGGAAGATATCGGCATGCCCTACGCCGCCGCCTTCTTTCAGGAAGAAATCCTGAACGGGCGACTGGCGATGCCTGGCGGAATGGAACCGGCGCAGTTCTACGAGTTCCGTGATGCACTCATCATCGGTGAATTCATGAGCTGGGGCAAACCAATCATTGATCCCGTAAAAGAGCGCAAAGGACAACAGCTTGCTCTTGAGATGGGTTCAACCAGCCTCACACGCATTTGCGATGAAGAGGGTGTGGACCTCATGGACGTCATTCAGGAGCGTGCTTTCGAGCGTGATGCCTTCGAGGAAGCAGGTCTGCCTTATCCTACCGGAGCCAGTTTTTCAGTCACTCATGGTGAGAATGACGGGGACTCGGATGATCCGGATGAAGACGAACTCAAAGATGCCGGAGTGATCAAGAATGCCTAAAGCGCACATGAAACTAGCCCGTTGCGCTGGTCGAATATTCGACAGGCCGCTGCTGATGGAACCGGAAGAGGCCGAAAGCCTTGCTTATACATTCCTTGACCTGATTGCAGCGAAGGAAGATGGCGGGACTATCGAGACAGAGACCCCGCTACTCGAAGACCGCCCGCTATACGAAGTCGTCGGCAGCACAGCCATCATTCGATGCATCGGACCTCTGGTCCAGAGGCACGACTGGCTTGCCTCGTTTTGCGGCTTTGTTGCTTATGAAAGATTGAACACCCACATCGCTGCCGCAAAGGCAGACACTAACGTCAAGCGGGTGGTGATGGAATACGACACACCCGGTGGTGAAGTTAACGGCATCAAGGAAACCGCAGACGGTTTGTATGCGCTGGCACAGGAAAAAGAAGTCATTGCGGTGGTCAATGATCGCTGCTGCAGTTCCGGGTATTTCCTTGCCTCGCAATGCACTCGCATCGTGGTCTCGCCCACCAGTCAGATCGGCAACATCGGGTGTATTCGAATGCACCGCGAATTTTCGGAAGCTGAAAAAATGGCCGGCGTGAAAACCACGCTTATCCATTATGGCCGCAAGAAGGTGTTCGGCAACAACTCTGAGCCGTTAAGCGAAGAGGCCACCGATTACATCCAAGCGTTTGTCGATACATACGGGGAACTGTTTGTCACCGCAGTCGGTCGAGGCCGCGGTCCGAAATTCAACGCAGACGCTGCACGCGAAAGTGAGGCAGCAACCTACGTTGGAGAAGATGCCGTCACTGCCGGCCTTGCCGACGAGATTGGCTATCTTGAAGAAACCTTGCGGTCGCCCGTGGGGGAATATCCATCGCCAGAAAACGATCAGGAGGATCCTATGGCAAACCAGAACAGCAAACCCACGCAGGGCGGTAACGAGAACAGCAACCCTGCTCAAACGCAAGCCCAAGAGCCTGCAATCGACGTCGAGGCCATCAAGCGCGAAGCACGCGCCGAAGGCGCCAAGGCCGAGCAGGACCGCCAGTCAGCCATCAAGGCGCTGGATGAGGCGAAAGACCGGCCCAAGCTCACCGAGACCCTTTGCGGCATGGCAGACATGACCGCCGAGATGGCAAAGCCAATTCTAGCAGGAGCCGCCGTCGAAACGCCAGCCAAGCCCGATGCCAATGCCCAAGCGGCCGCGGATCTGTCAACACAGATGGATCAGAATGAGAACCTGGCTGGCAAGGTAGGCAGCGATGCTCCTGCCGCGACCGACACCGGTACCGGCAATGTCTCTTTTCTCGCTGATCGGCAGAGGAAACGCTACGGAATGACGTCGTAAACCACGACTTCACACAGAGACGAACAACCTGACCGGCCTTGAGCCGGTTTTTCTTTGCGCCACACCCTTCGGAGGTAACTTCCATGGCCAACCAGAAATCCATCACGACCCATGAACGTGGTCGTATCCCTTCCGACCTCGTTCGCTCAATCGGCGGCGACCATTCCTTTACTGATTGCATCTTCACGTCGGGCCAAGCTGCAAAGCATGAACTTGGCCAGATCATGAAAGAGGTTGCCGGTGAGATGGTCCCGATCACAGCGGCAGCAGATACCGTAGCCGGTGTTCTGACCTATGACCTCGATGCCACCGGCGCATCCGATGTTGAAGGTTACATCCTCGACACCGACGCTGAAGTCGTAAACCTCGAACTCATTTACTTTGACGCTGCCGATGCTGCGGCCAAGGCCACAGTCAACGCAAAGCTCAAGGCACTCGGCATCAAGGTTCGCATCTCCAACTGATAGCGCTGCGACCTCATTCCCCCTCATTTTTCGATAGGAACTGAAATGAACGTCTTTGACATTTTTAACCGCCCGGAGTTTTCGGCTAACGCCCTCACTGAAGCGGTCAACATCAAACCCAACATGTACGGCCGCCTCGACGAGCTTGGCCTTTTTCCGTTTGTCGGCAAACCCACCACTTATGTGGAAGTCGAGTTCAATGAAGGCAGGCTCCGCCTTCTCACTACAAAGGAACGTGGCGCACCACCGACAGAGAACGGTCGCGGCAAACGCACAAAGCGGCAAATTCCGATGTTTCATGTGCCACAATCAGACAAGCTGATGGCGGATGATATCCAGAATGCCGTCCAGGTTGGCAGCGAAAATGCCCTTGAGAACGTTGCCAGCCTGCTGGATGAGAAACTCGATTCCATGCGCGATAACCACCACATCACGCACGAGTTCATGCGCTGGGGCGCTCTCGCCGGCGAACTTATCGATGCCGATGGTGGAACGCTGATCGATTTCTACGACGAGTTCGGGATTGTAAAGCCAACCATGAACTTCGCGCTTGACGTTGGAGCGACCAAGGTTTCTGAAAAATGCCGGGCTCTCTCTACTGAGATGGAAAGGCGCCTCAAGGGCGAGACCATGCGGTATATCCACGTCATGGCATCTCCGGAATGGTTCGAGGATTTCATCGGCCATGAGTCAGTCGCTGCTGCATATGACAAATATGCCAGTGAGCAAGAGCCAATGCGCAAGGACGTCCGCAAGGGATTTGTCCATCAGGATATCTTGTTCGAGCAGCATATCGGCGAAGCAACCTTCACGACCGACGATGGCGCTGCCGTCAATCGGAAGTTTATTCCTGCTGGTGAGGCAATCGCCTTCCCCGTCGGCACCAGGCAGGTGTTCCGCCACTATGGTGCCCCGGCAGACCGTCTTTCAGAAGTGAATCGGGTCGGCCAGGATATCTACATGTGGCAGCACAAGGACCGCAAAGACCGGTGGCTCGAACTGGAGTCGCAGGCCAATCCGCTGTTCATCAACCAGCGGCCGGAACTGGTCTACACGCTCTCCGCCGCCTGATTCTAGGAACTTCAAGCAATCCTGACGCCGCGGCCTCATCAGGTCGCGGCGCTTCTCGTGGGATTTGTCCATGCCAGCCATCCTGTTGGCATGCACAAACTTCACATGAAAGGATGACACCATGCCTACAATTTATAAGGTTCTCGCAAAATCCGGTCTTGAATGCCCGATAGACAAACGGACAAGCAAAACCTATCCGTTCAATTGGGTAGGAGCGCCAGACAAGGAGCATGCCCGGTATTTTGAGAAGGGCGAAAAGGCAAAGCCGCCGCTCTGCGTCGATATCGAAAAAGAGGCCAAGGCCCACCGCGAACAGGCCGACAAGGCTGCTGCTGAAGCCGAGAAGAAAGCGGCCGAGCAGGCCAAGAAAGAGCAGGAAGAACTTGTGGCCAAGGCCACGCAAGCGCTCGCCGATGCTACCAACGCTCAGGTCGAAGCAGCCAAGCAAGTCGAAGCCCTTAAAACCAAGGAAGGCGCGACTGCCGAGCAGAAGGAAGCTGCGCAAAAAGTCCTGCAGGCAGCCAATGCGGCCCTCAAAGAAGCCGAAGAAAAAGGCGCCGCGCTTGAAAAGCAGCTGAACGCCAACCGCTGAACATGACGGGCTGGCACGAGGAAAAGGCCGCACTCTCATCAATGGTAGATGATGAGTTTGGTCAAACTTCCATCGGCTTTATTCCGATGGCAGAGGGTGCTGGCCCGCAATCCAAACGGACTCCAGACCAGACGCGGCCTGCGATACCTGACCTTTGCGCATTATGGTCAGAGCGTCACGAGCGCTCCGATCTGCGTCGAAACAACCCGCGGGGCGAACGCTTCAAGGAAGCAAACACCGACGTTTCGAAGATGAACATCTACGTTTCGGTGGATTGCAGAACCATTCCGGTCATTCGCGACGGCGATCGCTTCACGCACAATGGCAAGACCTATGCAGTGGTCGACCAGCGTCCGGACGGTGCCATGCGGGTTCGCTGCGACCTCGTGCTGGTCAAAGGTTCAGTCTGATGCTGGCCCGTGCTGCTCTTCGCCTGGCTACGTGCATGGCATTAACAAACGGCCGGCAGGAACCCTATCCCACCTCAGCCGGCCGTGAGGTACACGATACAGCCATCAGGGCGCTCCAGCAGGCCGATCCGACCGAGCAGTTTCAGGTGATGACCGTCTACACCGACGACAGCGAGGCGGCCAACGCCGTTTCCGGTGGCGTCTTCAGACCGGGGCAGATGAACGTTACCCTGTCGATCGAGTTTGGGTCGGCGGTGAAGGAGAACTTAGACGATGCGCAGGGTTTGAGGTTTCCGGAAACCGAGCCGGAACTCGAGATGAAGCTCGACATTCTCGAAAGCCAGGTGCTTGCGGTTCTTTTTGAACAACAGTCGGTGTGGGCGCGAAAATGGCGTGAGTTGATCGTCAACATTAACAGCGTCAGCTCGACCCGGGTTCATTCTGATGACTCTCAGGTCAAGTTTGCCCTGCGTATTCTGAATATCTCGCTCGCAATTGTACCAGACTGCCCGCCCAACCATGGACCGGTGGTTCAGACGGACCTTGGTCTTGATAGTGTTTTTGCTGCGGCACCAGATGCAACGGTCGAGCAAAAGCAGACGCTGGTCGACCGCATCACTGCCACGCGCCAGATCCCAGCGCCCTTCGGCACTATCGCCGGTGAGATTGAAAAAGCCAGCTGGGTGCGCGAGCGGCTGGGCGGTGCGGCGATGCAGGAAGTGGAGGCCATCCGTGCCCAGGCGACCCACAACGCGCCTGACGGCCCGCTGAAAGCCGTTCAGAACGGTTCGGTCAATTCCATGATTGAGCCTTGGGAGATGGTCCTGAGCCTCGATCAATACCAGACCAGCGTAAGCGTCGGTTCTGCGCAGCTGGGCGTCGATCATTCTCGCGATATCAGTCCAGACTGGGGCGACGTGGATGATATGGCGCCGATCGACTCCGATCAGGCATTCGGCCTGTGGCGCATTTCCGACGGAGCGTGGTTCTACGCCCTGAAGGCACCCGCGCACCCGGCCGTTGCCGCTCTCGGCCTGAACGACACGCTCGAGGACGCTTTCGAGATTGTCGGCAATGACGGCCGCACGCACACCATCACCGTGACCATTATCGGAACCTAGGAGATCAGTATGGAAACCCGTTTCATGAAGCCGGCCGCTGGGCGCATAGTTCGCCACCCAAGCGGCATGCCAGTACGCATCGATGGCGAAGCGCTACCCATGAACCAACATTTCCTCGCATACGTGCGCCAGGGCGATCTGGTGGACGCTACCGAGGATAAGTCTTCTGCCAAGGTACAGAAAGCCAATGGCAAGAGGACAGAAACCGCAAAGGCGCTTGAGAGTGACCCAGCGGACAAGCCCACCACCGCAACCAAAAAGAATGAGGATTAAGGCTCATGCCAGTCTCTTTTAACACGATTTCGGGCAATATTCGCTCTCCGCTCTTCTATGTCGAGACGAACGCCGGATACAATGGTGCCCAGTTTCCGTCCAGGCACCTTCTCATCGGCACCATGCTTGCCGTTGGAACGGGCGTTCCCGGCCAACCGGTGCTTATGAACAACAACGCCGAAGTGCTGTTCGGCAAAGGCTCCGAGCTCGCTGACATGTACGCAGTCACGCTTCTCAATGCGGCGGTGCAGGAAGTCTGGTGCCTCCCACTTGAAGAGGCCGCGGCCGGCGTTGCAGCTACCGGCAAAATTACTGTGGCAGTACCAGCCCGTTCCGGCACGCTGGTCTGGTATATCGGTGGCGTTCGCTACCGTACTGCTGTTTCCAGCACACATACGGCCACGGCCATTCGTGACGCCATGATTGCAGTAGTGCAGGCCGACACCAGCGCATTCGTAACCGTAGCCGCGGGAGTGGAAGACGACGAAATCGTCATCACCGCCCGCCACAAGGGCGAGAATGGGAACACCATCGGTATCGATGTGGGTCTGCGCAGCGATGATGGTCCACTAGGCGGGGAAATGCTCACCATTGAGCGTATGGCGAATGGAGCTGGCAACCCGGATATCACAGCCGCTCTCGCGAACCTCGGCGACGAGGAATTCGATTTCATCGGCTTGGCCTACTCAGACACGGCAAACCTCGATGCGATGGAAGCATTCCTCGACAACGAAACGGGCCGCTGGGCTTACACGCGCCAGCTGTATGGTCTCTGCATCACTGCTCGAAACGGTACTCTGGGCGAATTGGACGCATTTGGCTCCGATCGCAACGACCCGCACGTATCAATCATGGGCGTCAACAAATCGCCGTCACCTATCTGGCGATGGGTAGCCGCGGCATCGACGCGGGCTGCTGCGCACCTACAGGATCCGGGAACAACAGCGGAGATTTCACGACCGCTCCAAACGCTCGACCTGATTGGCGTGCTACCGCCGAAAGATGCGGCCGACCGGTGGTCGCTCAACGCGCGTAATACCCTCTATTATTCTGGGATTGCTGCCTACCACGTCGAACGCGATGGAACCGTATCTATCGACCGAATGGTGACCACCTATCAGCTGAACGAGTGGGGTTCGCCGGATGTTACCTGGCTTGACCTGAACACGCCGGCCCAGATCATGTTTTTCAACCGCTTCATGAAGCAGGCGGTCACCCAAAAGCATGGACGCCAGGCACTCGCCGATCAGAACCCGTCGGGCAACCCGGGCATCACGACCGCTGCGGACGTCAAGGAAACCATCCAGTTTGCTTATGAAGACCTGGTGCTTCGCGGAGTCTGCGAGAACCCGGATATTTTCTACAGCAATCTGGTGGTGGAGCGTGATGCATCCGACGCCACGCGTCTGAACTGCTACTGCCCGCCAGACGTGGTCAACCAGCTGCGCATCTTCGCCATGAACGTGACCACGTTCCTGCAATATCCGGCCTCAATGCGCAACTAAGCGCCGCCGCCTTCAAACCCAACAGGAGAACTAAGAAATGGATTATTCAGATCCGTGCTGCAACGTGCAGGGTGGCGTCATCGAGTTTATCGTTAACGGCGTCCCCTACTCCACCACTGGCGATGTGGTGGTCTACCCTTCGCGCTACGAGAGTGAGCATCAGGCGAATAACGACGGCTCCATGTCTGTCCAGAAAACGCCAAAGGTTCCGTCTGCCGAGATCACGTTGCGATCGCATTGCGCGTTTGACCCAAGCGAGCTCACCGAGCAGTGCACGCTTGATGTGGTCATCCGGCAACCCACCGCCAAGAAACGCTACATGTTCCCGAAGGCAGCCATCGTAGGCGACCCTCAGATGAACCTGCAGTCAGGCGAAGTATCCGGGCTGATGGTGGCGTCACCGCACTACAAGCAACGCTCCATCTAGCACTGCAATCAACCCCAAAACATAGGAGACGGATATGGACAAGAAAGACGAAACCAAAGGCGCTTCCGCTGCGAATGAAGAGGCGGGAGCGCTCAAGAACATCAAGGATACTGTCAGCGATGACGGCATCGCCGTGCCGCTGTCGAAACCGCTTTCGATTGTTCGAAATGGTGAAGATGTGGAAGTGACGGAAGTCAAGGTGCGCGCGCCGGACACCGCCTTCTATCTCAAAACCGGCGATTACATGCGTGACCTGACTGCGCGAATGTCGAACGGCGAGCAAGCGTACATGCCTGAACGCATCATGGACAAGGTTCTGGCTTATCTCACGAACATGACCGAGCCGTCCCTCACCCGAGGCGATATGGAAGACCTTTCCTTCGCCGACTTCAAGAAGCTCGAGGCGGCGTTTGATCGGATCATGGAGCCTTTCTAGGTTCGGAAGGGAAACTCACCGGGCCCGGTTCTGCCGACGAGTTCATTGATGAACTCATATGGGGCAAGAAATGGGGCTGTACCCTTCCGTATGAACAGGTGATTTCCTCTACCCTTACGGGCATCCTTCAATACGGGGACAGGCTGGCCAGCTATATGGAACGCCTGTCTCCACCCTCCCCTGAAAATACTCCGGAATCATAGACGTGGCAGGCAAGACCTACGAAGCCAGCGCGGTTATCTCCGCGCACGATCGCGCATCGAGGATCTTTTCACGGGTGGGGAGGTCGGCTGACAAAATGTCAGCAAAGGCAGGGCGGACGTTGCGGCGAGCAACCGTAACATCCTTGCGTGCTGCCAAGGTGGTAGGCTTTGGTGCTGCAGCAAGTTTTGCGCTGGGCATCAAGCGTGCTGCTGAATTCGAAGACAAGATGGCCGACGTTCGGAAAGTGATGGAGTTTGATACTCCTGATGGTTTTCAGAACCTCAGCACCGAACTCATCGAAATGTCGAAACGCATGCCGAATACGGCTGCGGATTTGGCAGCCATCGCGGCGGTAGCGGGTCAATCGGGCACAGCGATGCAGGATTTAACTGCGTTCACCGAGCTATCTGCCAAAGCAGCCACTGCGTTCGGTATGTCTGCGGAAGATACGGCTGTCTCGCTGGCTTCCATTCGTGAGCAGCTGGGACTCACTCAGCAAGAACTGGAACGAAACGCTGACGTAACCAATGCCCTCGCGAACAACCTGAATGCCACCGAGGCGCAGGTGCTGAGCTTCAACAAGCGTGTGGCAGCCACGGGCAAGCAGGCGGGCTTCTCGAATGAGCAGACACAGGCGTTCGGTGCATCAATGATCGCCACCGGTGCAGAAGCCGAAGTCGCTGCAACGAGCTTCCGGAACATGACGAAGGCGCTGACCGCGGGAGACTCGGCCAGCGGGCGTCAGAAAAAAGCACTCAAACTGCTCGGTACTACGGCCAAAAAGACTGCGCAGAATATGCAAAAAGATGCAGTTGGCACGGTTATTACCCTGCTGGAGCGTCTGAATGAGCTGCCGGAAGCCTCTCGTGGTGCCGCATCGCTTGACCTGTT